TGCTCAAGGCAAATACGAAGGAACATTATATTGGAAGGTACCTGGAAATATTTCTGGTACTTATAAGTATATTTGTACAGCTCATTCATCAATGATTGGTGATATTGTTATTGCTGATCCATCGGCAGGTGGTGGCGGTACGTCGAGAGTATCAGAGGCAGAAACCACTTCTTCAATTTCAAACGGTGCCTCGGCTGATGTATCATATTCGACATTAGGCAAATCATTTGGACTACAAAAGATTACAGTAGATAAGCAATGTTGGGTAAGAATATATTCTGATACAGCAGCAAGAACAGCAGATGCAACTCGATCACAAGGAACAGATCCTGCAGATGGTTCAGGAGTTATCGCTGAGATTATTTCAACAACTTCTGGTACTCAAGTATTTAAAATGACGCCAGCAATTATTGGTTGGCTTGATAATTCAGAAACAACAGTTCCTGTAGCAGTTCAAAATAACTCAGGATCTACAGGTACGGTTACTGTTACAATCGACGCACTTAAACTCGAGAGTTAATAAATGGAAAAGCAACTTTACAACATAGTTATGCTACCGGGTGTTCCTGAATTGGACCTCCTGGAAAACGAAGCAAGTGGAATGGAGTTAAAAATTAACCCAGATCTATTTGATGGTTTGATAACTATGAAGTTAACTGAGGAAGAAGCAGAAACAATTATAGCAAGTGGTAAAGTTCAAGAATGTAGAGTAGAGAAAACCCCAATTGATATGGCCTATCCTACAACAACACCAAAATACGAAAGTGGTACAGTAACATATCGCACAAGATATATTCCAAGTGGTGCACCGTCAACTGTTGGCGCAACATCAACTGGTTTAAATATGTTTTTCACAAGTGAGTTTACGGCTCCTAATGGTACTCCACCTTTTGGATGGTTCCAAGATCCTGAATACCGTTTTACCGATACAGTGAAACAAAACTTTGCTGGTGATTATGTAGATATTGTTGCGATAGAAGCAGGTACTCCTAACTCTGCTTATGCCAATCATATTAATCATGTAGACTTTGCAGAATTAAATGATCCAAGCACACCAAGATTTATACCTATGGATTGGTCATCTGTTTCTTCAAGTTTAAACGATGATAGAAATAATCAAATCACAAATCCTAATGACAAGTTTTCTTCTCATGCAATTGGTGTACTTAGTGCAGCAGGTGGTAAATTTTGTAGTTGGGGTAAGAATTCTTCATTAAGAGTTATTTACTTATCAGATGGAGTTACCGCTGCATATTATGGCGCGCTTCAATGGCATATTTCAAAACCTGTAAATCCTGCGACTGGTGTTCGTAATGCAACTGTCGTAACAGGAGCATGGGGATATAATAGCAACCACCAAAGAATGTATCGTTGTGATCATATTCAAGCATTAGATGTATTTAATCCTGACACTGGAATAAACACAGTTATTAATAGACCTGTAGGAAATTCTTGGGGTACTGACTTAACACCATTTACTGATAATATGTTTATTCCAAGAGTTGTTCAAGATCCTACAGATGGACAGGACTATTGGTGTATTTCAGTTAATGAAGAAACAAGACAATCTTTCTATGATACGATCATGTCACAGTTTAATAGCTATAATGGAATTTATCATTTCAAGTCTGCAGGTAATGATACTGGCATCGCGGTAGATCCTGAAGATGCAAGATGGAATAATAAAATCATTGTTGGTGTTGGAGCGAATGGTATTTTAAATACAACAGACAGTGAAGGAAGAATTCAGCTTACCTCTATTACAAGTAGTAATGCTTTATCTTTTTATCCTTTACGAACTGAAATTGAAGGTGGTGCAAATCAGTTTACAATTGCTGCTTGTCAACAAGATGATGTAAACAGATTAATGGATGATTACAGTACAAGAGGACCGATGATTGATTTTGCAGCCTATGGCGCACAGACTTGGACAAGCAGTGGTTCAGGAACTACTTACGCGGATGGCGGATGGGGATACTTTAGTGGAACAAGTTGTGCTGCACCAGTCGCCGCTGGTTGTGCAACTGTATTCTTAGATTGGTATTTTACTCAAAGAGGAGTATATCCAAGCATAGCAGAATTAAAAGCGTTAATGAAAAAACATGCTAAAGCAAATTTAATTGGAGAAGATCTATTTGACTTTTCTAATACTGTAACAGCAGGCGATTATGGTTCAGCGAAATTATATAACGCTAACGAAGTAAATAGAATTAAAGATAATAATTATATAAATGGCGGAGCGGAATTGACTGAACTATGTGGAACTCCTCCATTAAGAGTACATATACCTTGGGGTATAAGAATGGGAAGCGGAAGATACATCGCAGGCGGATCAGAGCAAACGGCTGAAGGTAGAAGACCTATTTCTGGGAGAGCATGGCCTCGACCAAAGGTTTCTTTCAGTTCCTAGGATGTTCGTAATAAATAAACTAAAATATAGAGTGATACTGAAACAATGCCAGAAATCTTAAGTAACAATTTTAATCAAGATATGAACAAGTTATTCATTGCTGATGCAAAAGCGAATGATGACTATTACATGTTTGTGTCCAGTATTGGTGGTATAACTCCAGCAGATTCAGCCTCTTCACAAAATGAGTTTTTAGAAAAGACTTTATTTGCGAAAAGAATTGCTGAAAAAGATATCAACTTCATGGTAAAATACTACCCTTGGCAAAGAGGTGTGGTTTATGAAGAATACGACGATATAACTGATTTAGACTCAACCAAGTTTTACGCAGTTGTCGGTCCTAATGATAATGATACTGGTGATTATAGAATCTATAAATGTTTAAACAATAATGAACGTGCTGATGCCAGTTCTCCACCTACATTTGACTCTGCTAATTTAAATCAAATTTACGAAACTGCAGACGGCTATGTTTGGAAGTATATGTATCGTCTCACTACATTACAATTCGAGGCCTATAATGCTTTAGGTTATATTCCAATTGATCCTGCTGCAACTATTGAACCAGCCGCGGTTTACGGTGGTGGTATTTCAGAGATACAAGTTACGAACGCAGATTCAAACCAAGGATACATTGAAAAGAATGGTGTAATTGAAATTGCTTATGGAAGAACAGGTGGTTATAATGTTCACGGTCTTGTTGGATTACAGATAGATCCTAGAGAACAAGATTGGAGTAACATTGATAATTACTATGTAGGTCAATTCCTATATGTAACAAATCAAAGCTCAAGTGTTACGAATCTATTTAAAATAGAATATTATAAAGCAAACACATCAACAGGTAAAGTTGAAATACGAGTCAATGGTGAAATATCAAATCCAACTCGTGGTTCTGTAGAAGGTGCAACGGCAGCAAGCCCAGTTGTTATAACAGCGACTGATCATGGATTAGTTGACGGACAACCTATTACTTTCAATAATGTTGGCGGTATGACAGAATTAAATGTTGATCGTTCAACAGGTACTCCTATCTTTTATGTTGATTCTTTAACTGCAGATACGTTCGCATTAAGATCAACTCCAAACTTATCAACTCCTCTTAACGGTGGAGCGTTTACGGCTTATACCTCAGGCGGTACATGGGAAGCTGTAACTGATTTCTTTGTATGTGGTGCAAAGGCCAACGCAAATTGTAAAGTATTCCCAAGAATAGAAGTATTAGGTGACGGTGTTGGAGCCGTAGCAATTCCTGAACTTGATAACGGTACAATAAATAAAGTTATCTTATTAAATAAAGGCTCAGGATATAATAATGCAGTTGCTAATGTAATAGATCCTGCAGTTGACTTTATACCAGAGAATGATACTTCAACTGATGTAAGAGCAACAATACGACCAGTGATTGAACCTAAAGGTGGTCACGGTTATAATTTAATTGATGAATTAAGATGTAAACATTTATCAATGTACGGTTATATTACCGCAGAAGATAACACAAGGATTGGATTTACAAATACTTATGGATGTATTGGTATCGTAAAGAGTCCTACCTTTAGAACAGTAACATCAGGAACATGGAGAAGTGGTCAAGCAAACACGGCTGCTGATCCTAACATTTTTGATAATAGAATCGCAATTACAACAGATGATTATGCAAAATTAACTGCCAATAGTGTAATCTCGCAAGTTGATGTAAATAACGATGTTATATTTACAGCGCAAGTACATGAGATTGATTCTACATCAAATACAATATTTTTAGCAGAATATATGGGACCATATAGAAATAATGAGTTAGTTGGCAACGGGGATACATCATTTGACCCAGAACTAGCAATAACCTCAAATACTGGTCAGAGAATAACAATAAATAATCCTATAGAAGATAATGTAGTTTATTCAGATTATATTCAAAGAACGGGCGAGGTTTATTTCATGGAAGATTTCTTCCCATTGTCAAGAACTGACCTCTCAAGAGAAGAATTTAAATTTGTACTGGAATTTTAAGGAACGTAAGTAAAGATGCCTATTAATAAAAATTTAAACCAAGCACCATACTTCGATGACTATGATGCCGAGAAGCAGTTCTATCGAGTTATGTTCAAGCCTGGCTATGCAATACAGGCAAGGGAACTTACACAACTCCAGACAATGCTTCAGAATCAGGTCGAGTCGTTTGGTGATAACGTATTTAAAGAAGGATCGGTTGTAAAAGGTTGTAACTTTACAGAACTTGATGATCTTCAATTTGTAAAACTAAATGACGTTTCAGCCAGCTTTAATGCAGAAGCATATATTAGTGGACCTGCAGTTGAAACAATATTAGGTCAAGAAGTTGAAGTCGATTATGTTTACGAAATCCGTGGTCAAGCAACAGGTCTTAGAGCAGAAATTGTTCAAGCATCGAAAGGCTTTCAAACAAGACCACCAAATCTAAATACATTCTTTATTAACTATTTAAATATTGGTGTTCTAGGTCAGACTCAATTCCAGGCTGGTGAAGCATTAGTATTAACAAGATATAAGTTCTTACGTGGAACAACTACCGAAGCATTAACAACCAATACTGTTATAAGTCAAGGTCTTGAAGTTTACGGTGGGGGTGCAACTCCTGCAGTTGGTAAAGCATTCGGTATCGAAGCTGCTCCTGGTATTATATTTCAGAAAGGCCACTTTATATTTACAGCAGAGCAAAGATTAGTTGTTGAAAAATATAGTAACACTCCTGATGACAAATCAGTAGGTTATTTAGTTGAAGAAAAATTCACAAGTGCAATACAAGATGCAAGCTTATACGATAACGCAAACGGTGCTAAAAACGAAAACGCACCTGGTGCAGACAGATTAAATCTTGTTCCTACATTAACAGTATTAACAACATCAGAAGGAACGGCAAACCCAGACTTCTTTACATTGATTCGTTATCAAAATGGTAATCCAATTACTATTCGTGATGTATCGCAATATAATGTATTAGGCGAGGAAATGGCTCGACGTACTTACGAAGAGTCTGGTAACTATATCTTAGAGAACTTCCCATTAAGTACAGATGATCGTGCTGGTGAAGTACAACTTGTCGTAGGTAATGGTACTGCCTATGTAAAAGGTTATAGAATAGAAAATTCTGGTGAGCGTTCATTCCAAATAGATCAAATAGCATCAACCGAAACAATTGAAGCGCAAAACGTTGGAATGGAATACGGAAACTATTTTGAAATAGATCAGTCATCTGCAAGTCGTGGTTATATTGATCTTAATCTTCAAGTTAAATCAGATATTCAAACAGCATCAAGTCAATCTGCAGGTTCTGTAGCAGTACATAATATAACACCATCGAGAGTTTATATTCATCACGCTGCTTTCACTGGTGCTCAACCACTTTCAAGTGTTACTAAATTAAACGATGCAAGTAATGGTAGCGGTGACTTACCTCTTAAGGTAACTGGATTTGGCGCTCCTATTATTAAAGAAACAAACCGAAAGGCTTTAATCTTTGATACAGGTGTTGATGGTTTATTCGCAACTACAAATACATACATTCCTGTAAGAACGCAAGTAACAGGAACTGCTGCAACTGGTACTATTACTATTACAGCAAATCCTGGTGAAGATTTTAATTGCATAAACGATATTTCAGAGATCTTAGTTAATCAGGCTGGTGTTCAACACCCAGTGATTAGTAAAACTGTTCAATTAAATAATTCACAACTTAATATTGTTTGTGATTCAGCTTTAAATGGATCAGTAGAAATATTCTTTAATAAAAGGCTTGTAGGTTCCTCAGGTGGAATTGATCCTTTTAATAAAACAGTTACACTGCCATGTATTAAATCAAATTATACAACATCAGTAAGTAAATACAGTTTAGGTTTCCCTGATGTATTTGGAATCGTTTCTATTATTACTGAAGGAACAGGTCCTGGTGGAATTGATGAAGATTGGACAAACAGTTTCCGATTAAAAACAAATCAAAAAGATACGATGTATGATATATCTTATATAGAATATATTGAAGGTCGACCTAAGCCCGCTAATGGTATTCTTGTTACAACAATGAAGGCATTTAAATTAGAGGCTTCAACAGGAAACTACTTCTTTACAATTAACAGTTATCCGAATACTTTAGAAAGATATGAGATTCCTTCTTATACATCTGAGTCAGGTCAAGTTTATAACTTAAGAGATTGTTTCGATTTCAGACCTCATGTAGATAAGATCTCAAATGCAAACTATACAGCAACGATACCTGCACAGGCTCCAACGATTACAACGACAGTAGGAACGCAACCAATAACATTTGCGACTGCTCCTAATCCGTTAATACCTGCTGCACAGCAATCATTACAAACAGATCTTGAACATTACCTATCAAGAATTGATACAATTGCTTGTGATTCTTATGGTGATATTATTTTAATAAAAGGTGAAGAGCAAAAGAACGCAATTCCACCTAAACTTGAAACAGATCAATTAGCAATCGCAAACGTTGAGATTCCAACGTTCCCTGCATTGTCCAAGAAACAATCTGATATTTTAAATAAGTCTGCGTATTCTATTAAGCCAAGAGCAACTGGTATTAAGAATTACACAATGAAAGATATGCATCAATTAGAAAAGAAAATTGATAACATGGCATATTATATTTCATTAAATCAATTAGAATCAGAAACATCGAATATGGTTATTCGCGATGAGAACGGTTTAAATAGATTTAAGAATGGCTTTGTTGTAGATCCTTTTAATAATCTTTCATTATCAGAAGTACAACATCCACAATTTAATGCTGCTGTACCATTTAATAAAAAGATATTAACTCCTTCGTTGAAAACGTTTGCGTTAGATCTTAAATATGATTCAGCAACAGGTTCTTCAGTATTCCCATCTACCGCTGATGCTAAAGTAGCAACGATTGGAAGAAATAGTAATGTTGATATTATTAATCAGCCTTATGCTTCGAACTTTAGAAACTGTGTAAGTAACTTTTATAAGTATGTAGGTGATGGAGTTATATCTCCACCTTACGATGCTGCTTATGATACAACAGTTAATCCTGCTTCTATTGATATTGATCTAACAACTCCGTTCCAAGAATTCGTTGATGCAATACAAGACTTTGTACCAATGACGGATGTATCAACTTCTCGAAACTTTGTCCGAACAGGAAGACGTGGTGCAGGCGTTGAAACAATGACAACCACAACAAGAACAAGTGAAGTTGTAATTGATGATTCAACTACAACAGAAAACTTTGTTGGTGAATTTGTTTCTGACTTTAGATTCCAACCTTATATGGCATCAAGAGATATTAAAATTTATATGTCAGGATTAAGACCTAATCAAAGACATTACTTCTTCTTTGATGGTGTTGATGTAAATGCACATATATTAAATGGTTCTAATACAGCTAACTCGGTTGGTGAAGTAGCAAGGATGGGAGTGAAAGGCGCTTCTGTAGAAACAGATTCAAACGGTGTATTAAGAGCTGTATTCCACTTGCCTGCTGAAACATTCTATGTAGGTGATAGAGTATTAGAAATCGTTGACGTAAGTCAATATGCAAGTATTGATTCTGCTTCAACTTCAAAAGGATTCGTTACTTATCGAGCATATAACTTCAGTGTTGAGAAAACAAGTTTAACAACTTCAACAAGATCTCCAAACTTTGATGTAAATACAACAGTAACAACAAGAAACGTTGCTCGTCGTATTCGAGGTAGAGATCCACTTGCACAAACATTCTTTATTAAGAAAGGTATGGGTGCGGGTTCTAATTCAGTTTACTTATCTGATATTGATGTATTCTTTAAACGTAAACCAGTAAACAGTGGCGGTGGTGCTAGTGCAACGGCTGCTCTGAATGGTGTTACAGTTCAAATAAGAGAAGTTGTAAACGGTTATCCAACGAATCAAATATTACCTTTCTCCGCGGTTCATAAGTTGCCTGCTAATGTAAATGTATCTGATGATGCATCTTTGGCAACAACATTTACCTTTGAAGCACCAGTACGATTAGACACAGAAAAAGAATATTCAGTTGTCATTCAGCCTGATGCATCAGATCCTAATTACCTTGTGTTTACTTCTAAGGTTGGTGGAATTGATTTAACACCAGGAGCAACAAAAGGTTCTGCTATTACTCAGGATTGGGGTGACGGTGTTCTATTTACTTCAACAAATAACTCTGCTTGGAAATCATATCAAGACGAAGATATTAAATTTACTTTAAGAAGACATAACTTTAATTCTTCAACAGGTACAGTTAATTTAACAAATAACAATCATGAGTTCTTAACTCTCGATAATGTTACAGGTAAGTTTACTCCAGGTGAATTAATTTATCAGGAAATTACTTTAACTGATCCTGCTCAGAATATTGCTGCAGTTGCCGCTAAACTTATTACAGGCGGAACAGGCCTAACAGATAATTATGCGGTTGGTGATTTTATAAAACTTACCTCAACACTATCAGGTAATGCTATTGAAATACATAAGATTGCCGCGGTAACAAATGCAAGTGAAATTGTATTGGAATCACCAGCAGGTTTCACTAGTTCACTTACACACAGTCCTGTCGTTGTTGGTGAATTGGATATGTATGATGTAAGTAGAGATCCATATGAATGTCATCTGGTTAACTCTTCAGCAACAAGTGTAAAAACATTTGCGGTAGGTACATTGATTAAAGGATTGGATAGTACAAGTACTTCTAATGTTGCTTCTATTAATAATATCAATTTAAGTTATATTCAACCGATGATTATGAAAGCAAATGATTCATCGTCAAGAACAAGATTATCAGGTACGTTTGTTCCACCTGCTGATTTAAATGCTACTTATATTAAACCAATGCAATTTAATGACAATAACCACTTTACAGAAAAAGGTGTTGTTCTTTATAGTAAATCCAATGATCCAAATGGAGCAAAATCATTTAAGTTAAATGTTACTCTTGAGAATGACAGTAATGTTACCTCTACTCCGTTTGTTGATATTGAATCTTCTAAACTTATTGCATATCAATATAAGATTACTAACGATGATACTACTTGTAAGTATATCAGTAAGACAATTGAATTGGCAGAAGATCTTGATGCAGAAGATTTCCAATTAACACTTTCTGCTTATCGTCCTGCTGATACTAATATTAAAGTTTATATTAAAGCACAAAATGGATACGACTTTGACGAATTCGATAATTTAGCATGGACTGAATTAGAATTATTCGAAGGTTTGGGTTCATTCTCTACTGCTGTTAATCTTGATGATTATCGAGAGTTTAAATATAAGATTGCCGATAGTGATAAGACAGGTGGAAATCCTGGTTCGGCATTTGCATATACAAGCCAAGGTGGAGCGTTTGAAGGATTTAAGAGATTCCAAATACGAATTGACTTACTGTCACCAAACATTCATAACGCGCCGACGTTAAAAGACTATCGCGGCATTGCCTTAACTTAGGATTAAAAATCATGGCTACCATAAACAGAGACAAAACTTCAGGTGCAATACTTAATACGGATGCTGCTGCTCTCAATAAATATAAGGTAGAACGGAGTTTTTATCGTAAGGTCGATAGAATACAAACTGACTTGTTAGATATCAAAAAGAGCATACTTGATATCCTTCAACGACTTGAAAAATTGGAAGAAAAATAAATGGCAACGAATATAGGACAATTAAATACTTCGCAAACCTTTGAAAATTGGTTAACGAAGACCAATCAGTTGGTTACAGTACTTGCGAGTAACGTATTGACTGCTGGAGTTGGTGGCCAAACCACAGAAGGTGATGCTACTTTAATTGGTGACTTTACTGCTACTAATTTATCGGCAAGTACTTTGCTTGGTGCAGATACTATTGGTGCCATTACTGGTGGCGGAACAATTAATTTCAATAGCCCAATACAAATCAACGGTGCTTCAGCAACAACAGCAACATTCTTATATACAGGTACGGGTGGTCAAACACGCTATTCAGATGGATCACTAAGTTGGGATGTTGGTTTAGAAAGTTCAAGCCCAGGTAACTTTATTATTGATACTGGTGCAGGAGCAAATAAGTTTCAGTTATCAACGGCAGGTACGTTAACAGTTCCTGATGCAGTAATTACAGGCAGCCTAACAGTTGGTACTTTAACAATTGGTGAAGGCGGCGGTGGATTAAGTACTGATGATATCTCAGAAGGTTCAACAAATCTTTATTATACCGATGCGAGAGCAATAGCCTCATTATCAGGCGGTGATGGAATTAACATTACATCAGGTGGTGTAATATCATTTGACGGTGAAGGTGAACTTGATACTTACACAGGTAACAAATTTATTGGAACAGGTGGTTATGTTGACGACGATAACTATGCTTTCTTAGAAGGCAGAACTTCAGGTGGTCAAGGTTACTCAAGATTAAGTAGGTACGTAAATGGTGACTATGTAAGGTTAGTTGATTTTGCGGCAAACCTGAATGTGTATAGTGGAGTATATACTTACGGTGATCAGTACCATTATACTTCTAGTGGTGGTGAGAAAACTTATCATCATGATGTTAGTGCAAATGTATCAAGATACTATCAAGGCGGATCAAACATTAAGGTCGAGATTGATGGTAATAGCGGAGCTGCAATATTCGCCGGTGATGTAACGTCGGCAGGATCCTTCTCAGATATAAGATTAAAAGAAAATATAGTTCCTCTTGAGAAGGGACTCGCAACATTAGAACAAATTAAAACATACGAGTTTAATTATAAGGACCGACCAGAACAAACCTTACCAGGGGTTATGGCTCAGGAAATTGAAGAACTCGTACCGGAAGTAGTATATAATATTGAAATGGAGGATGATACTTACAAAGCAGTAAGATACCCTCAACTAGTGCCATTGCTAATAAATGCAATAAAAGAATTGAGTGACAAGGTAAATGTTTTAGAAAACAAGCTTAATAACGAAAGCAATTAAAGACTGGTCTTATAAATAATAAGGTAATACCACAAGGAATAGACTAAAGATGGCAAAAATTTCAGAACTACCTCCGATTACCGGTGGCAATACCAGATCAGAAGATCTGTTTGTTATTGTCAATCTTGTACAGGGTGACGATGGTACGAGTAATATTACTAGAAAGGAATTGGTTGAAGCAATTCAATATGAAATCTTTTCTAGAATTAAAATCACTGGGGGAACTATCTCCGGTGTGGTCATGTCTGATTCGCGACTCAACAATGTTGAAATTGACAACTCTGAAATTGAAGATACTATTTTCCGACGTGGTTCAATCGACGACACAGTTATTACGAATTCAGATGCCAACAATATTGTAATGACTTATTCGACCTTTAACTTAGGTCATCTCGAAAATAACACAGCAAATAATATTACGATTACTTATTCAGACTTCTCTGAAGGTACAGGTAATAATAACACTTTCGATAATACTACTTTATTCACTGGAACTGCTAATAACTTTAGCATTTTTAATTCTACTGTTAATAATAGTATTATAACTAATTCCGAGTTTAATGATGGTACAGGAAATAATGTAACATTAACTAACTCAACTATTGATGATTCAACAATCACCGATAGTACAGCAAACAACTTAACGATTGGCTTCTCATCATTCGCTGATGGTACATTATCAAACAGTACTGCCAACAACCTTGTAATTAATGCATCTACCTTTAATGACGGTGATATTAATAATTCCGATATCAGTGGTGGAACTGCTGATGCTGTCGATATTACAAACTCAACATATACTGATGGAACTGTAGTTAATGCAGACATCAGTGATTCAGACTTCACAACTGGTACGATTACAGATTCAACTGCTAATAACGTTGTCATAACAAGTTCAGAATTTAATGATGGTACAGGAAACAATGTAACATTAACGAATTCAACAATTGACCGATCATTAATTTCAGGTAGTGAAATTGTTGATAGTGAATTCACAGGTACAATGGAAAATGTTGTATCTACGAATATGACAATCAGATCAAGTACTGCTGACGGTCTTGGTGCAAATAACTCCACGTTTGAAAATGGTGGAATTGAGCAATCAACATTTACCGGTGGTGTAATTGATAAGTCAAGATTAGCTGACTTTGATATGGATCTTACGAAAGAATTCGAAGCACCAATGGATGAAGAATCATACTTCGCCATTCGTAACGAAAAGACAGGTGATACCGAACAGATTTCATATAAGCAATTATTTGATGAAGTATCTAAATCAACTGCACAAGCACTCAAAGTTCACGTTGATGCCGCATCAGGCGATGATTCAAACTTAGGAACAATGTTAGCTCCTGTTAAAACTTTGGAAAGAGCGTTTGAACTTTGTTTAGAAAAAGCAGGTGGCGAATTAAATCGTAACGCAATTAATAACGCTGTTCATATTTCAGTAGGTCCTGGTACTTATTATACAAAAGGTAACTTGATGTTGCCTGATGACTGTTCTTGTACTTCAACTGCAGGTCAGTATGCTACAGTTATCGAACTACTTCCTGGATACGAAAACAATAACGGAATCTTGGTTGGTTCTGGTGGTTACGTTCAAGGATTTGGTTATCAGAACTTTAAAGTTGATAACTTCGATTTCCCAGAAGGTGGATTCGCGATTGCTTATCGACCAGGTGCCAAACTATTACGTTCACCTTACTTAAGAGATAGTACTCAGTTATCTAACTTCTTACGTCAAGATGTTGAACCACCTCTTAATCCTTATAATTCAAAAGGTACTCTTGCTGACCTTGGTCAAACATTTGTACTTGAAGCAAACATTACTGGTAACAGTTCAACACCTGCCGACAGTTTATGGAAACTTGATGATGAAATTCAATTCTCATCTGGTGGTGTAGGTTACTTATCTTGGGACGATTCATTAGATGCTCTACAAGGTACAGTTCCTGGAGATGTTGCTAATCTTCGTACGATTCGAGTTCGTAACCTTAAGAATGGTCAAGGATTCGCGGTTGGTGATACAATAACTTCAGAATCCGGTGGTACAGGTAAAATTCAATCTATCGGAATTGACGACTTCCCTAACAGAGCGGTTGGTCGTGGTGGTGGTTGTGTACTTGCAGATAGAAGAGTACTTGATACCGATTCATTATATACATACGTACTTTGTTTTGGTTTTACACCTCGTACTCAAAACGGTTTAGGATATGTTGCTAGAGACGGTGCTGGTGTTAACGGTATTGGTTCATTGTCAATCTTTGTTCGTTGTGCGTTCTATGCACTGAACGGTGGTCAGATGACGCTGAACAACTCAGGTACTCAGTTCGGTGATATATCAATGAGAGCAAAAGGAACAACTCAGTTCTTTGCTCCAAAATCAACAACACAAACAATTGTTGGTAATACAGAGTTTGCACAAAGTATTGATTACAGTGCAGATTTAGTTATTGACGATATGGTCGATTACTTGACTTCTAATACTGCTAACGGTGGATTAGGTTATCAAGAATACGATTCAGAAAAATGTTTAAGAGATTCAGGTATTGTACTTGATGGAACAGGATATGACATTGCACTCGATACCAACTATTGGGGTCGTTTAGGTGGCATTACTTATAGATCACCTATTAGTTACGTTGTACCAGGCGAACAGCTTGAAGAAACAAAAGGTGCATTGGAATACTTAAGAGATCAAACAAAACAAGTATTCATCTCAGGTGATAGTGAAATCAATCAAAGAATTGAAACATCCTTTAGTGAACTTTTAAATGTCCTTGAGTACGGTGAAGAGAACATCAACCCGATTATATGGAGAGATACTTCAATACCTCGTACCGCGTCGAGAAGACTTCTACAGGATAACAAAGAATTAATCACTGGTGAATTAATTGATTGGATCGAAAACAACGATGAGTTCTATGCTTATGATAGTAAAGCTTGTCGTAGAGATGTATCTGATTATATTTTACCTGCTGTTAAGAACGACATGTTGTTCGACACAAACTATAACTCAGTAACTGCAGGCCGTGCTTATTACATGATGGCTGCAAAAACTGTTATGGAAAATCAAAACAACGAAACAGTCGCTGCATACGAAAGATTAAAAGATCAAACGAATAAACTAATTGACGGTGACTCATATGTTGCTTCTGATAGATTAGATGATTCGTATGATAACATTTTACAGATCCTTGAAAATAAAGGTACCAAGTTTAATCCTACTACCGCAACTTATGATCCTTCTACTGGTTTATCAGTTATCACACTCGGTGGTTCTAAAGGACTTACAGTATCAAACGCAACCTACGATCCTGCTACAGGAATTATGGAAGCAACTGTTGGTCTTAAGCATGAGGTAAAAACTGGTGATCATATTTGGATGAAACCTGAGAGTATTATATTTAGTTGTAATATGGGTTCAGGAGTTCAAAATCATGCGTCACCTGCTGCTCACCATCCTTACTATAACAAACCATGCCCAGTTATTGGTGTATCTGCTACAACGGTTAGGTTAAATGTTGGAACAGGTGGAACAGGACAAGTACCTCATACCTTCGTAAGTGCAACGCCAAACGCGTTTACTAAAGGACATGGATTGTCTGAAGGTTCATACGTTCTGTTAAAGACAGGCGGATTGGTATTTAGTTGCACAAGAGATAATCATAGAACAAGAACTGGTTACCCAAGAGCAGGCGATCCTGCGGCAGGAACTCCAGTTGAAGTACTTGGTGCAAACGCAAGCAAGATTACAATTGATGTAGGTAAATCAGCAATCGTTGATGAACATAAATTTGTTTCTGCGTTACCAAATGCGGTATCAACACTTGGTGATAATATTACTTGGTCTAATAACTCAAGTATCCCTGCAGCAAAAAGAGATGCAAGAAAGCAGTTACAAGCCAACAGAACATTCTTACAGGATATGATCGAAGGATATGTTGAAGATACTTATTATAGATATGATTCTAACAAGTGTCGTCGAGATGTAACTCAATATATTTTACCTGCAGTTGAAAGAGATATTCTAACAGGATCAAACTATAACGCAATCCAAACAGGTATTGCATATAGAGCAGGTACTACACTTGCTGATAATGTTATTAATAATCAGCTACCACAAACTCTCGGTTCAATGGATACTTTAAAAACTCGATTGAATAATACGACCGTAGGATTTACTCCATCCGATGCTTCTTATAATCCTGCTTCAGGTATTATGGTCGCAACTATCGGATCAGGTCATGGATTGGTTACTGGTGATCATATAAGATTTGCGTTTGAAGGAATCGTTCATAGTTGTGACGCAGGAAGTGGCGTAGCAAATCATCCTTCACCACAAGCGCATCATCCATATTATAACAAACCTTGCCCAATCATTGCTCACGATGATACTACAATTACAATGCAAGTTGGAAAATCAACTAACTATCCTCATACATTTGTATCAGCGGTAACTAATGCAATAATGCCAGCAGATGCGGTAGGTGCTCAGTTTACACCAACAACTGCAACTTACGATCCTGCTACAGGAAAGTTTGAGGCAACAGTTGGTAAGCATACTTTACAGCCTGGTGATTACGTTCAGTTCTCAGATGGCGGTATTGTATTTAGTTGTGATACAGGAAGCGGAGTTCAAAACGACGCCGTTCCTGCTGCTCATCATCCTTACTTTAATCATCCTTGCCCAGTACACTCGGTAACTACAAACACAATCGTAATGATGGTAGGAACAGGTGGAACTGGACAATATCCACATACGTTTGTTTCCGCTGCTGATAATTCAATTACAGAAATTATTGGATTAAGCGATTCAGCTTCAATTCATAGATCAGACGAAGCAATTGATAAAGTTAAGCAAATCCTGAACTCAGGTAACAAAATCTATACTCCGTCTAATGCTACTTACAACCCAGTAACTGGTTTAACAGAGATTACAGTTGGTGCTCACGATTTACAAATCGGAGATGAAGTATTACTTGCTCCTGACAGTTTAACATTTACTTGTGCAACTGATGGGAATGCAACTCAACATACTTATCCTACAACAACAATCACAAGCTTTACACCAACTACTGCAAGTTATGTACCTTCAACTGGTGAGTTTACTGCTAACATCGGTCCTCATAAGTTAACAATTGGAGATGAGATTGAATTTGCCACAAGAGGTATTACATTTACTTGTGAACTAGATGGTAATCTAACAACTCACTCTGCACCTGAACCACATCATCCGTTTTATAAGAAGCCTGTAAAGATTACTTCTGTTGATGGAGACACAATTGGTTGTAATGTTGGAGCGGTTGCTAATGGCGGTGGAGTACATACATTTGTTTCTGCTATCACAAACGCAATCAAAGGTGAAAGACAACATCCTGCTTATAAGAAGCCTGTCGTTGTTGCACAAACATCAGCCACTTCGTTTACAGTTAATGTAGGACCAAGTTCTGATGTATCAGTTCATACATTTGTATCTGCAACTGCTAACAGTGTTAAGACTGCTAAATACATCTCAACTCATACTCCATATAATGCTACATACGATGCATCTACTGGTGAGTTTGTTGCCTTTATTGGTAAGCACGCGTTTGAAGCTGGTGATATGATAATGCTCAAGCCTAACTCAGTTATCATGACTTGTGATCTCGACGGTGGTGTTACAGAACATGCTGCACCTGCTGCTCATCATCCTGCTTATAGAACACCTGTAGAACTCTTAAGTGTTACTGCTGATAGTATTACAATGAATATCGGTACAGGCACTGGAGGGGTTCATACCTTTGTTAGAGCGGACGTTGGAGCTATTGATTCTGATGCGTTAGTATTTACAGATCCTGCATCTTACGTTAAACATTACACACCAACAACTGCAACTTATAACGCAGTATCTGGTGCATCAGTAATAACAATTCCAGGACACGATTTAACAACGGAAGATTATGTTGAGTTTACTCCATATTCATTCACGTTTACTTGTGCACAGGATGGTAATGCAACTGAACATTCATACCCAAGAAAAGGTGATTTCAATTATAGAACACCAATGCAAGTTATCGGGGTTTCTGGTAATGATGTTACAGTTCAACTTATAGCAAGTTCAGGTGGAGCCCATACGTTTGTATCGGTTGCTAAAGAATGTGTTTCTAAAGTTACTTACAATTCTCAAGGTCAATACGCAAGAGAACAATTACAACAAAACAAAGAATACTTGGCAAAAGATGTTTCTGCTTATCTTGATACTCAATACTTCACGTTTGATGGAGAAAAATGTACAAGAGATTCAGGATTCATTCTTGATGCGGTAAGAAGAGATATTGCCACAGACGGTAATTGGAACTCTCAATTTATGGGACTCGGTTATGTAACTGGTTCTGCAGGTGCAAATAAAGTAATCAACGATCAGTTGACAGAGACACTTGCATCGGTTGCTTTCCTTAAGGCTAAGGTTGCTGCTGATCCAAATGTTACAGGTACTGCTTTAACAAGAGCCAATCAATCGTTTGATGAAATCACTACTATTATGGGTGGCGGTTCTGCATCGGCAACTCGATGGGGCGCAGTTGCTGCTTTGAGTGATGGACATAATAATGCTGGTAATCAGATCTTATTAAACAAAGCGTTTATTCAAGCTGAAGTTGCTGCTTATATTGCTCAAGAGTTCCCAACTCTAACTTATGATAATGCTGCTTGTCAGAGAGATACAGGTTATCTTGTAGATTCAATTATTCAAGATGTTAAGTTTGGTGGAAATACATGTTCCGTTAACTTCGCAAGATTGTATTTTGAAAATGCGGTATCAGTATTACCTGCAGATCAGATTGAACCAACATATAAAACATGGGAACATATTGCTGAAGTAGTATGGCAAATCATCAGAGATATAACAGTTACTGTCACAACAGGAAACGCTGTAAGTCAAGATGAATCAGGATCAGACTACGGATTTGAAATTGCTAATCTTGGAAGAGATAGAGTTAATATTATTACTAAGGTCATTAGTGAAAATACTTTAGACTTCTTACCTAAGTATATTGAACCTAACTATGAATTAGATATGGTTGATGCTGCTGATGCAATTGACGGTCAATCTGAAAACTTATCCTTGGCTGTAATTGATATGCTCAGAGATGATCATAACGGATTACCATTCAAGAGTGCAGTTTGTGAAAGAGATATTGGTATCATGGTTGATGCGTTATCTCGTGATATTGAATACGGCGGAAACGAAAATCTATTAGAAGTATTTGATTATTACTTCCGTAAGTTTGATTCACAGTCTGCTGATTACGAACAGCAACGTTCAACTAACGTTTTACCAATTGAAGTAAAAGGTCAATTCAGAACATTATCTAATTACGAAGATACTGCTAACGTTTCAGGTTTAAGAGAAGCAATCAATGTATTGCCTTACGAACAACGCCTACCAACTCAACTTGCATTTAGAAGACTTGCTGGTCAGGTTGGTCCTATCGTTGCTGGTGTTCAACAAGCTCAGACTAATCCTAAGTTCACTGCAACTGATGCAAGCTACGATCCTGCTACTGGAATATTTGTCGCAACGATACCTGCGGGTCATTTGCTTGATACAGGCAGTGTTGTATATCTGAAGCCAAACGGATTTACGTTTAGTTGTGATATGGGTCAAGGTGGCGGAGTAACAAATCACGCTGCACCACAACCACATCATCCTTTCTATAATAAAGGTGTTAAGGTTATATCATCAACTGCTACAACGATTACATTAAATGTAGGAGATGGCGGATCAGGTCAACAACCACATACTTTTGTTTCTGCTCTTGCTGACTCAATTAGTACAGGTCCATATCATCTTACAGATGGAACTGCGGCAAGTGTTGCTAAGTCTGGTGAAGCTGCTCAATTAATATATGCAATTGCTGATCTAATTGATAACACTAATATCGAAGAATCTGAAATGCCTACATTGGTTAAGGCTTCATTCGATCCTAACAGAACATTAGCAAGAAAGCAATTACAACGTAACAGAGACTTCATCATTGATGAATTACAAGGTTACCTCCAAGATCGTTATTACGTATTCGACGGTGACAAATGTAAGAGAGATGTTAACATGTTAATTGACGCTGTTAAGACTGATATCTTGACAGGCAGTAATCATAACGCAGTACTGAATGGTACAGCTTATAGAATTAATACTGTAGGCACAAACAAAGTTATTAACGAACAGTTGACAGAAACAGTTAAAGGTATTGAGTTCGCAAGAGATAAAGCAATTGAAGCTGTAACTGACGGTGCAATGAAAATTAAAACTGCAGAAGCGTTTAATGAAATCATTGACATTATGGTTAACGGTCGAGCTGCTGCTGATGCAATCGTTTATGGTACTGAAGGTCCTGGACCGTCAAGACTTAACGGTAGATCTCAGTTATTAAATAACAGAACATTCTTAATTGCTGAAATGACAGCATGGCTTGCTGCTAACAGACCTTCACATAGTTATGATGTAGCAAAATGCGAAAGAGATACAGGTTACGCACTTGATGCAATTGCCCACGATATTCAATTCGGTGGAAACTTTGCTACTCTAAACTTTACCAAGCTTTATTTTGAAAACGGTGTTAACGTTGGTTTACCTGCAGATCAGATTGAACCATCCGCTGCTGCATTTGCTCACCTTGGTGATTGTGCAAATCTAATTGTACAAGATACAGATATCGGTGGATTGAAATCAGCAGGAAACACTGAAACTCAAAACGTGCTTGGTGCAAATGCTGGAGTTCTTGTAGGTGGAATTGCTGAATCGTTATTCGATATTACTTCTACTGCAATCAGTAGCGGTACAATGCTAATGGCTCCAAGTCAAGTATTCCCAGATCCTGCTTCGTTCGGTACAGTTAATCAAACTGCTTATGCTGAAATTGAAGCAATCAAAGATTCAGTTGGTACTGGGTTACTTGCTTATCTTTCAGAGTTCTTCCAAGTATTACCATATAGTGAAACAAAATGTCGAAGAGATACAGGTTATATCATCGATGCAATTTCTCACGATATTCAATACGGTGGTAATGCGGCAACAGTTCAAACTGCAGGAATGTATTTTGAGAATGCTGTAAACACTGGATTACAAATCGAACAAAGAATGGGTACAAGAGATGCATTCTTACACTTAGCAAAAATTGTAGAACATGTTGTAGGTGGTAAGTCAATCACAACTACATTGTTCCCAAGAACAGGAAAATATTACACTGGTGACATCGTAACTAAATACGAATACTGGAACGGTATTCCTTCTTATAGTAATACTGCTCAGGATATGGCAACTGTTGGTGCAAATCCAGATACTTGTATTGCTGCTCGTAAGTTAACTGAAATTGTTGCTAACGCGGTTGATGATAATATTGAAACAAGAAACACAATACCTGAAAGAATTGATGTATTACAAACATGGATGGCAGATTCATTTGTAACTTCTAAGGAAGCAGTTGAAAGAAGATCTGATATCTTTGCAGAAGCTGTTATTACATACTTATCAAAAGAATGGAACGCGCTAAGTTTCCCTGATGCAAAATGCAGAAGAGATATTGGTTATATCATTGATTCTATATCACACGATATACAACATGATACTAATTTTGCTACATTACAATCTGCAGGTATTTACTTCGAGAATGGAGTTTCTGTACTTCCGGTTGATACTCAAAATCAATATGCTGATGTATTACAATTATTAGGTGATGCAGTTGAGCAGGTAGTTCAAGAAATACCAGTAACTAACGCAAGCAATTATACACTAACTCCGCAGAATACATTAGGTACGGCTGCAACTGCAACTGAAGGTACTCAGGTACATGCATTGGTTGGAATCATTGAACAATCAATTCGTGATAATGATACAGATGCAATACCAAGACCAACATCTACTGCAGGTTGGGTTGATGCAGAATTAACAGCAGCTGCAAGTAAGATTGTTGATAATACAGAAGAACTTGCTGCCGATGTAACTGAGTTTATTAATAGTAACTTCAAGGTACTTGATTATAGTAAAGCAAAATGTAGAAGAGATACAGGATACTTACTTGATGCATTCAGCTTCGACTTGAACTTTGGTGGTAACAGTGCTTCAAGATGGAATGCTGATTTCTACTTCTGGAATCAAGTTTACAGATTGCCTGAAGATCAAAGAACACCTACTGCCAAGTCATATCGTCAGTTAGGTAAAATTTGTAAGGATATCGTAATCGGTGAATACCCAGGTCAATCAATACTTGGAGAACTAGGTACGGAAGTTGAAAGTAAGAAGGTTGAAGGATTAGCAAATATCTTCTATGAAACTCAATTGTATAATGATACTAAGTACTTGCCTGTATTACTTGAAGCTGATTACACGTATAGTAATTCAATCTTTACAGATGCTCAATCAATTATCGGTCAAAGAAGAAAGCAATTACAGAAAGATACTGTAAGACACGTTAACTCTGCTTACAACTTCATTGATATTAACTTGACAAGAAGAGATGCTAGGAACTTATTAACAGCGGTTGTTAATGACTTTGCTTACGATAAGTTTAATCCTGATGTCCCACAACCAACATACAGTGACAACGGTTCACAGAATGCCGTAAGAACATATACTGCTTCGTTCTTTAACTATGACGGAACTCATGTATTCCCAGTATTCAATCCTTCCGATTCAACATTAGGATTAAAATATAAAGGATCTGTTAGTTCTTTCTCAGATCTAAGTACTATTACTGGAATGAAACCAAAATGGTCTTACATTGTTGCTACTGATTATGCAACTAACTTCTATGCCGGCGATATATATTATTGGAATGGTAGTGCTTGGACCGCAGCTGGTCAAAACAATACCGATCTGCTTGATGCCTTTGCTGGTGCATGGACAAGAATGAAAACTTACATCAACACCAACTTAGCTCCAGATGCTGAACATCAGAACATGATTACAGGTCTATTTGATGATTGTCTTACTGACAATATATTGAGACCTGAAACATTGATCTTCGGATCATTGGTTGAATCCATTGCTCACCAGTTCAACGGTGCATCTGCAGGTGTTAACAGAAACGCATTACCACTTAACTTTAGAAACTTAGGTGCTGCTATATCAGCAATCGCTTCTGTACTAAATGAGAATGGCGGTCGTATTCGTTGGTCAGGTGCTGATGAATTGAATAACCAGTACTTCGCAAGAGGTCTAAGAATTAACGGTAGAACAGGTCGTATTGAAGGCCGACCATTTACCTCATCGGTTCGTAAGTTAGCAAGACGTGCTTCGAACTCGAGAGCGGTAGTTTAAAAAATATAAAAAGGAATAAGAGAGATGGCAGTTACAACAATTACAACGAGTCAGGCACCTGACGCAAAACCAGTTGCGATTAATAAGATCGTATCGACTAACTGGCAAATAATTGCAGATGTACCTCAATATAAAGTTCCTGAGTTAGTCTTTGGTGGTTCTGAAACAGTTGAGCCTGGTGTTGGTGAAATTATCTCACCTCTTGTATTGTGTAATATTACAGCAAGCACCGTCTTAATTGATTTAAGATTCCACAGAGAAGATGTTAACGCAGAGTTTTATGTATTGAGAAATATGCCTGTACCCGCATACGAAACAATACCTATCCCATTGAATGGTCAGTTTTTGAAAAGTGGAGATTTATTAGAGATCATCGCAGATACCGATTTAGCAGTTCATGCTACACTATCATTCACTCAGGGTCAATCTGAAGAAGATGATGTTGTATAAACTTAATAAATATATTATTAATAAGGTTTGAACTTTAAGGAAACAAAATAAATGGCCAGTAGATTTGGAACATTAACAGGAAAGAATCAGATTATCGGACACGGTGTTCCGCAAGCTTTTCCTGTCACTTTAGATCCATCACCGTTTGAAGGTGCTGTCATCTATGCCGATAACGGAGAGTTAAGATACTCCGACGGAACCGCATGGTTACCGTTAGGCACAGGTCCTCAGGGAACGACAGGCGATCAGGGTATTCAAGGCAATCAAGGTGTCCAAGGTGATTACGGTCCTGGCTTCTCTATCATTGGTTCTGTAGCTGATGTTGATACAGGTGGTGATCCTCAAGCAACTTTAAACGCAGCATTTACCTCGCCTAATATTGGTGAAGGTGTTATTGATGAAGCTGACGATGAGTTGTGGATTTGGGATGGAACCAATTGGGTTAATATTGGTGGCTTCCGTGGTGAACAAGGTCTACAAGGTATTCAGGGTACGCAAGGTGCTCAAGGTCAATTAGGTTACGAAGGTATTCAAGGCCATAGAGGATTCCGTGGTAATCAAGGTGTACAAGGTACTCAAGGTTTCCAGGGTATTCAAGGTGACTTAGGTTTCCAAGGAACACAAGGATCAATTGGACCACAAGGTACGCAAGGCTTTACGGGTATTCAAGGTAA